AGCGGCTCGCATAAGACCACCAATTGAGTTAGATAGCTTCATTGGCTCAGGAGAACCGGTGGGTGTGAGAATTCGCTATAGAGCTAGTGGGCAATAACGCCCCGCGAGTTTAAGCCGCGACCGGTACCACAATTGGAGAGAAGATATGCCCGCCAACCCCTCGACTAAGAAGGACATCCCGGTAGCTGAGGCGAAGGCAAGGGTAATCCAGCTCATCGCAGACGGGTATCAAATCGTCCCGGCGATGAATGCGGTTGGCAGAAAGGAAGCTACCTACCTCGACTGGCGAAAGACCGATTCCGATTTCCGCGCCCAAGTCGATGCCATCCGCGATACTCGTCAGAAGCTGAAGGAAACGGGAAAGCCTCCCGTCCCCGACTTCGACGTATTCTGCGAGCGATATCTCCGCCAGCCCCTTTACCCACACCAACTACGGATGTGGGATGTAATCGAGGGGCGCGAGCCGCGAGATATGCACGACTCAATGACTTACGAACCTGGGTATTCGAACCGGGTTCTCATCAACGTTCCCCCGGACCACGCGAAATCCACGACATTCACTGTCAACTACTCGGTGTGGCGAATTGCGAAGAACCCGGATGTCCGTATCGCAATCCTCTGCGCGTCCCAGCGTCTGGCGAAGCAATTCCTCTACGAGATTAAGCAGAAGCTGACCTCTCCGCTCTACCGAGAGATGCAGCAGCTATTCGGCCCAGAAGGAGGCTGGAAAGACCCGGACAACTCCTGGTCAGCCGACGCGATCTACGTCAAGGGGAAGAACACCAGCGACGGAATTCTGAAAGACCCGACCGTCGAAGCACATGGCTGGGGTGCCACCATCTACGGCGCTCGTCTCGACCTCATCTTCATGGATGACGTGGTTGTGACGAAGAACGCCGGAGAGCACGAGAAGCAAATGGTGGTGCTCGACCGCGAGGTTGAATCCCGACTCCCGCCTGAAGACGAAGGCGGCGGCAAGCTGGTAATCCTCGGTACCCGCGTGGCACCTATCGACCTCTACCGCCAGCTCCAGGAAGTGCTGGACGCCGACGACGAGCGGGTGTGGACCTACTTTCGTCAGCCTGCGGTCCTCGACTACGGGAATGGCGACAGTCGGACCTGGGTGGTCCTCTGGCCTGAACGCTGGAGTGGGAAGTCGCTGGCGAAGCGCAAGCGTGGCGATGCTCAGTGGAACCTGATCTACCAGCAACTGAACGTCAGCGACAACATGACGTTCAACGCCCGAGCTGTAGCGGCTTCGATAAACCACCGCCGGTTCCCCGGCGTGCTGAAGCCGACTGCGATGGGGCACCGTCCGGAAGGAATGAGCGGCCTCTACGTGATCGGTGGGCTTGACCCGGCGACCGTCAACTACACGTCGATGATCGTCTGGGGAGTCAACCCGACCACCGGTAAGCGGTATGTCCTGGACGGCTTCAACATGAAGGCCTGTCCTCCGCAGACGCTCCGTGAGACGGTGATGCGCTTCACCGATACCTACCATATCCACGAGTGGGTGATCGAGCGCAACGCCTTCCAGCGGTTCCTGACGCAAGACCCGGAGCTGACCCGGTTCCTCCGGAGCCGTGGCTGTAAGCTCACCGAGCACTACACCACCGACAACAAGTACGACAGCGATTTCGGTATCGCCACGATGGGTCCGCTGTTCGACTCGTGCGGACACCCAGACCCGCAGGCTCTGAACGGCCCGTGGGTGCCGACGCCGGAGACGGCGCTGATCGAGCTACCCTCTGCCCGACAGAACTCGTGGGTGGCTGAGCTGATCCAGCAGTTGACTACCTGGGAACCGCAGGGGATGAGCCAGAAGGCCAAGACCGACCTGGTGATGGCCATGTGGTTTTGCGAAATTGCTGCGAAGCGCATCCTCGACCGTGGACAGAACAAGCTGCAGTACCGAGACAATCCTTTCACCAACCGCGCTGCGGTCAAGGCTCGAAAGGTCATCAACCTGGCCGACGTTCGTCGTCGGCTGCTAGACGAGTCGTTAGGAGTAGCCAGTGGGTAACAACACGCTACTGCCGCTGGCCTACTCGCCGCGCTTCGACGCGGCTGCGAAGGCCAAGTACGACAGGATGGTGGCGCGAGCCGCCTGGCGGGATCGGTCGATTGAGTTGGTCCGGCGAGTCCGGAACGGGGATATGCGTGCGCTGTTCCCGGCCGAGTTGGAGCTGAACCTCAGCTTCAACGGCGTGCCGATTGCCAATTTCGTTGACATCGTGGCTCACGACGTTTCCGAGCTGATCGCGCCACTGCCGTCCGTTCGCTGTATCAGTGGCAGGATGCACACCGACGCCGACCTCCGGCGCGCCGAGACGAAGAACCGGATCGCTGACAGCTACTGGATTGAATCCAAGCTGGCGAAGCAGATGTTCAAGGGTGCCGACCGGTACGTCAGCTACGGCTTCCTGCCGATCTTCGTGAAGCCGGACCTGACCAACCATCGGCCGTTCATCCAGATTGACGATCCTCGGCACGCCTACTACGAGCTTGACGAGTTCGGCCAGGTGGTCGTCTACGCGAAGATGTGGATGAAGACCATTGACGAGCTGTGCTCGATGTTCCCGGACTTGGCGCAGCAGATTCGCGGCGGCAGGGACGGTGGATACAAGAACGGCGAGCACGGCGACACCATGATCCAGATGGTTAGGTGGGTTGACCGCCAGCGAGTGGCCATCCTCCTACCGGAGCGCAACGGTGTCGTCCTGGCTTCATACGACCACAAGCTTGACCGCGCTCCTGCGTACATCGTGGAGCGCTCCGGTGGCGTGGACGACACGCCGCGCGGGCAGTTCGATGACGTGATCTGGGTGCAGGTGGCTCGGGCCATTATGACCACCCTGACTCTCGAAGCCGCCTCTGAGGCCGTCACCGCTCCTATCGTGCTTCCGAAGGATGCGGACGATCTTCCGATTGGCCCACATGCGATCTACCAGACCGACCACGGTGACCAGGCGAAGCGTCTGAACCTCGAACTGCCGCCAGGCGTCTTCCAGGAGAACATGACTCTCCAGGAGGAGCTGCAGCAGGGTAGTCGTTACCCGGATGCTCGTACTGGCAACAGCAATGCCAGCGTCATCACCGGCAAGGGCGTCGAGGCT